AAAATTTATGTCGTAAACGTGTAACAAATTTTCCAAACTTTACTTCATCTCTTGTAATCTCAGAAGCTCGCCCCAAATTAAACTGAGTAGAATCTGTACCTTCAATTCGTGAAATCGGAACATTTAAAGACTTATATAATTTCTTTCTAAAATATTCTATGTCATCTGTTTCACCAAGATTCTGTCCACCAGGAAGTGTACTGATCTCAGTACCACGACCACCTTCTCGTCTTGGCAACCAGAAATCTTCCAACATTGAAAGATGTTTACGTTGATCTTCTACTTCTCCCGATGATGCGTTATAAATCATTTTCTGTTTATAACGATTCATTACCTGTTGTAAGTACTGCTCTGCTTTCAACTTCGGAAGATTACCAACGTCAATATAAAATATTCTTCTTTCTGGAGCTCTTGCTAATCTATAGATAACAAGAGCATCTTCGATCATTCTTAATTGATTGAAAGGTTTAATAGCTTTAAACAAATAACCAACCACAATCTGTTTTACTTGGTCAATTAATCCTGAGTGAACATATGAAATTGCATCGGGTGCAACTCTTATTGCGTTTGACTGTCCACCAATTGTTGCATGACCTTGTTGGAATGAACCAACATTCATTGCGTCGGGTGTATAAACATAATATTCTTGTACATCTTCAATTACTTCAATATCACCTTTCTTTTTCTTTTTTACTTCTCGTACTTTTTCAATATTTAAAGGATCAATTGGTATTAATTCTTTAATACCATCCTTAGCTCTGCTATTATCAATAACTATATGATGATATAATCTACCATCAACATACCATTTTTTAAATAAGTCTGCACCATTTAAATTAAAATCTAATAGATCAAGAAGAACACTAAATTCTGTTTGCATCTTCTTTTTGATTGCATCAGTATAATCTAATGAACCTAAATCAAGAGCTACAATAGGTTGATTTTCTTCTTGTATTACTGCGTCGTTAATAACATCTTCTATGGCTCCATCAACTTCATGTGAAAAACTCATTTCACGATATTTCTGAACTAACTTCTTTTCATTTTTAGCATCTGCGTCAGTATTCAAATAATGCCCAAGAATACCTCCACCATCAACTATAGTTGTAGCACCATCTAAGTTTTCTGGTGTTACAAAAGTTTTTCCTTTTTTATCTTTTTTTGATTTTATCTCAAAACCAAATAACTCAAATGCCATATAGAATACCTTTTTTAAAATTCATAATAAGAGGGGGGATGAATCATCCCCCCAAATCAATTAACCACCAAACGTAGTATTTACACCTACTGAAACAGGTCCTACTTGAACTCTACCACGAACACCAATTTCCCAATTGCTATCTCTTGCACCAGTAACATCAAAACCAGTACTCATATCAGAGTGCCAGTTATTAACTGCGAATGTTACACCATATTCTTCAACTGTGTCATTAGTATCCATACCAAGATCAATAGCTGCAATCTCTGTCGGATAGATATCTTCCATACGATATGTTCTAAGTGCTTCACCATTTCGACCCATTTGGATAACTTGTGCTTGTCCATAAACTGTTGAATGATTCAAAGAAGAAACATTAGCTGCATGGTGAGTAATGTTTGCACTCCAATCTTCAAATGCAGAACGAATAACAAATTGAGGATCATTCAAAACTGTTACAGTCCAATCAGCAAATGTTCTATCACCAGGAACTTTCAACTGCCTTCCACGAAAAGGTACATCAATATTACCAATCGTAGATGCAGGAAGTTGTGCGGCTTTACACAAGAACTCTATTTGTGGGATTCCCACTTGATGAGTAATGCTGACACGAAATAGATTCGGTCTTACACCACCTTTGAACGACTGTTTAAAGTCATGTATGTTTGTTGCCATGTTATTACTCCTTTATATTTTTATAGTATTTATACGATTAACCACCAATTTCTGTGAAATTAACATCAGTTCTGGCAGCAATAAAGTTCAATTGAATGTAATTGATAGACCTTGAAGGTTTAACATAAATGTCACCAACAAAGTTATTAGCATCAACCACTTCCCCTGTATTATTTGAACCGTCACATACTACTTTAAAATCAGTAATACCACGGCGTCCCTGTACTTCTCTCAAGAAAGGTTCAACCATATTAACAAACTGTGATCGTGTAAATTCATCATTGAACTCAAATAACATTGATTTAGCTGCATTAGATATTGCCTTCTCCAATACAATAAATAATCTTCGTACATTGATGTGGTCAAATGCAGTTGGTGCTGTTTGCATAGTCTTGTCACCCCAAAGAACTACACCAGAACCCGTTTGTGTAACAAACGGATTAACACCAATTTTATATAGTGAATCACGATCTGCTTTGGTAGGCTCCCAAGAAAGTTTAACAATATTCTTAACAGCACCTCTGGTAATACCAGCAGGTGACCACCATGCATCATGTGTATAGTCAACCTTTGCACATAGACCAGCAACATCACCACACATAGGAACATAGATGAATTTATCTTGGTAACGATCATATTGATATTTCCATGCACTATCCATAGCACCATAACTATTGCTTTGACTCATAGTAGTTTTATTACCAGTAATATCTGTAATTTGATCTGTTCCAGAATGTACTACTGAATCTTTTGCAGGTGAAACAAATGCCATACAATCTTTTCGTGCAGCTGCAAGACCAATAATATGTGCTGAAGTTGTTACTTCAGTTCCACTTGCACCAGGTGTTCCAACTAACAATGTAACATCAGATGTTTCTGCATCTCCAAACAATGTATACCCTGCTTGAAGTTCACCAGTTGTAGGTGCATCAGCTGAAACACCAAGTGTCAATTTACCACCAACAACTCCTTGAGCAGCTGTTGCACTACTAAAAGTTTTAAAAGCTGCACCAGCTTTTGCAGTTCCAGCATGTACTGCCGGTGACGCATCTGTTGATCCTGAAGTAAGTTCTACTACTCGACCCAACCAAGCATACTTTGATTCATTTCGTAAAACATCTCCGATATAATTACTAGAGCCATCTGATCGTTTTGCATCAGATGCTTTACTTACATAAGCAAATCTTTCTAAAATCTCTCCAGGTACACCTGTCCATAATCCACCTTCGTCTATTACTAAAACATGACACTCATCATTAGAACCACCCGCAGCTAAAACATCAGCAGATGTACCGGGTGCTGTATCAAAATTTGCCAACCAAACTGCGTTCAAATTTGCTGATGAACCATCAGCACCTGCTCCAGCAGTTGCAGTTGAATCAGACCATGCATTAGAATCAATACATCTTACATTAAGACTATTGCCTAGCTCGCCAGGATATTTTGCAACAAATAATGAAGTACCACTTGCAAGTGCAGCAGCTTGACTATCATAATGTGTTACATTTTTAATTGTTACTGCTGTTCCACCAACATCAACATCACCAACCTGTGCGTTTTTCGCAGCTGCACCAACAACTCTTGACACAATTAAATTATTAGAATATGCTAAAAAATTAGCTGCACACCACCAATGCTCTTGTGTAGCCGTGTTTGGTTTTCCAAACTTTTCAACAAAATCGTTTTCTGAAATTACAGACGTTCTTTCTAAGACCGGTCCCCATTGATAGGCACCTGCTACTGCACCAATGTTTGTTGACACATTGGGTACAACAGTAGTTAAGTCTTTCTCTGTTATGTTAATTCCGGGTGATACTTGAAATGCCATTTGATTTCTCCTTTACATTCTTAATATTGATATAGATTTTACTTGTTAAATGTATCAACTTTTTGCCAGACAGCACCATCAGGCATCAGTTCATACTCGTCATCCAATCCATCATCAATAATACCAAAAGGAATTGTCATATCTTCTATTGAATCCATTTTATTTTGATACAACTTTTCTCTAATATTCAAATTACTCAGTTCTTTAAAATACTGTTGATCTACTAACCAACCAAATAAAACCAATGTTGTAACCAAATCATCATTAGAACCATCTTCCGCTGCAAACGTATCTCCGTTTGTAACAAAAGTTGTTAGTTCAGAAATTATATCATAATCAACAATAATTAATTTATCTTCTTCAATTAAACTTTTTAGATTTGAACAGCCCAGTTTTTTAACTTGTTTGGTTGTTCTTACTCCTAATGAAATATCTTTTCTATGACCACTCGATATTTGTTGGCCATGTCTACCAAACCATGATGTTGTAAGTAGATTTTCATATTCTAAATCATGGTGTAAAACATCTGCTACTTGAGCTCCGATGTCGTTACTCTCTACCAAAACATAAGCATCATTATATTTCTTTCCTACATTATTTATAATATTAGGAAAGAGTAGAGGTGCAACAGTATTATTACGATATTTTGCTGCAATTTTATATGGAATTTCGGTTGAATCAAAAACTGTGAATGTAGAATAATCTAATCCTTGTCCACGAGCTGTATCAACTGTAATAGTATATGTTCGACCCATTTCTGGTTCTTCATATATATCTAAATCTTCTCTCGACCATAATGGTGAACTATAAGATAATTCTTGCAACTTCTCATATGATATTAGAGTATTAGAAGAACCAAGAAAATCTGCCTCATACTCTTGTCGAAATGCTTCTTCACCAATATCTGATATAATTTTTTCTCGCCAGTCTTGATCTCGTTCTGGAATACTAGTCCAATGAATCTTGAATGTCTTGAACTGGTTGTTTCCTTCTACAGCATCATTCCAGAACTTATAAAATAAGTTAAATCCATTTGGTGTCGATACCATTATAATCTTAGTATCTTTACCAGATGAAATCGTAGGATAAACTGATTTAATAAATGCATCGGCAATCGTTCTCTGTACGAAAGCAAACTCATCTAAGAACAATAATGAAAAACTATAACCACGAATTGCAGATGAAGATGTTGAAGATGCAATTATCTTAGAACCATTCTCTAGCTCCAAGTTTCCTTTATTCCACTCAACAATACCTTGTTGTAAAAACTTTG